GATGCCGGTGATCTTACTTATAAATTCAAGTATGAGAATACCTCAGAAAATTCCCCATACAGAGTAATGAGGAAGGCAGGAGCCACAAAGGAGGTACTTTCATTCTGTGAAGAGCTGCCCGATGGCACCCGGTATGAGTATGATGCCCAGGTATCTGTAAAGAGATCAGGCGGCGGTGTGAATGGTGTAATGGAGTGGGATCTCAATATGGCCCTTCAGAGTGAGATCATAACAACGGATCCGGAATAAAAAACCTAAAGGAGGATTGAAAGATGAATTTATTTGGAAATAAGGGTGATAACGCAATGGCGGCAGCAGTAGAGGCGGCAAACCAGGCAGAGGAAACCATGGAGCAGCAGGAGGCAGCAGGAGAGGCAGAGGAGAGCAAAGTGATCGAAATGCCCAAAAGAAAGCCCTTTGCACTGTGGGAGGTAGGAGGGCAGAGCTATAAGCTGAAGCTGAAAACCTCTGCCATTGTGGAGCTTGAAAGCAAGTATAAAACCAATTTAATGAATATCATGGGATCCGGCCAGGGCGGGATGCCTGCTCTCTCTGTAATGTTGGATGTGGCCCATGCCGCAATGAAGGACTGGAACCACGGGATCACCAAAAACGGGGTGATGGACATTTTCAACAGATATATTGAGGAGGGCGGCTCTCAGTTATCATTTTACATGACAGTATACATGGAGATCTTCACGGTGAGCGGTTTTTTCTCTGTAAATCTGAGCAATCAGATGGGAGAAGCCCTTCAGGAAGCTCAGGAAACCATGTAAAAGAGCCTGAAACAGTATCAGAGGCAATAATGGGGCTGTACCCTGCATTTTTGGATGCCGGGTATGGCCCTGAGTATTTTTGGGAGCTGAGCCTGGGAGAGGTGAGCGATCTCCTGGAAAGCTATGCCAGGAGGAAAGAGCACGAACAGAAAAAGCGGGAGGCAGAGCTGAAGGATCAGATCATGCTCCTCTTCAATCAGGCCATACAGATCGGCAATGTGGTTGGGAGGCTCATGGATAAGAGCGTGGAGATCCGGCTCCCAAAAGAATATTACCCGGAATTATTTGGGAAAGAGGAGGAAAACACAAATTTCACCGAGCAGGAAGATGCAGGGGATAAGCGCAAACTGAGCCCGGAAATGGAGTTACACAAGGCAAGAATGGATGACTTTATCTTCAGGCACAACATGGCCATGAGGGAACGATTGGCCAAGGAGCGAGGTGAAGAGAACAGTGGAAGGAATGACACTGGAACGGCTGCAAGTAATCATTGAGGCCCAAACACGGGCTTACTATGAGGAGCTGCAAAAGGTACAGCAGCAGACCAAAAAGGCGGCCAATGCAGTTGACAAGCAAACAGAAAAAATAAAGAGTGCATTTGGCAAGATTGCAAAAGCCGTGGGCCTGGCTTTATCTGTAACGGCGATCATTAGTTTTGGAAAGAGCTGCATTGAGTTGGGCTCAGCCCTTGCAGAGGTGCAGAATGTGGTGGATGTCACGTTTGGGGCCATGTCTGAAACAATCAACCATTTTGCCAGGGATGCACTTGAACAATTTGGCCTATCTGAAACAAGCGCCAAGAAGTACACCTCAACACTAGGGGCGATGCTGAAATCCATGGGAATAGCCACAAACCAGGCGGCTGAAATGTCTATGGAAATGGCGGGGCTTGCAGCAGATATGGCCTCTTTTTATAACCTGGAAACGGATGTGGCATTTGAGAAAATCCGATCCGGAATATCAGGAGAAACCGAACCGCTGAAGCAGTTGGGTATTAACTTATCTGTGGCAAACCTGGAAGCCTATGCCCTGAGCCAGGGAATGACAAAGGCATATAGCGCAATGTCGCAGCAGGAGCAGGCGATCCTCAGGTATAACTATCTTTTATCGGTGACAGCGGATGCTCAGGGAGATTTTGCCCGCACTTCAGACGGGTGGGCAAACCAGGTGAGGATCCTGGCAGAGAGATTCAATGCTTTAAAGGCGGCCATTGGGCAGGGCCTTATTGCTGTATTAACACCGGTGATCCGGGTACTCAATCAGCTATTGGCCAAAATATTGACAGTAACCGATGCCTTCAGCAATTTCATAGCGAAGATCACCGGAAAGAATACCAAAACCACAACCTCAGTGAATGAAATGGGAGGGGCCCTGGATTCAGCAACGGATTCAGCGGGAAGCCTCTCAGGGGCCACGGATAAGGCGGGGAAATCAGCAAAGAAGGCAGAGGAGGCTTTTCATGGCCTTGCTTCCTTTGATGAAATTCACAGCCTCACAAAGGCAGCAGAGGACAGTGGAAGCGGCGGATCCGGGGGAGGCGGTGGAGGAGCTTCAGGAGGAGCGCTCTCTGAGAGTATTGTGGATGCAGCAGACGAAGCAGACGCAACACTAAACCCGGTACTGGAAAAGATTTGGAACCGGCTGAAGGAGCTTGCTGAGCTCTTTAAGAACGGATTTAAGGCAGGCCTGGGGGATGTAACCCTGGAGCCTTTAAAGCAGGCTATTGAGGGAATTAAGAAGAGCCTGAAGGAGATTTGGACGGATCCCGCCGTATTGCAGGCGGCCAATAACTTCCTGGATACCTGGGCCTATTCTTTAGGGCAGCAGGCAGGAGCGGCGGCAAGCATAGGGATCACAATAGCCACAAACCTATTAGGCGGCCTGAATAAGTACCTGGATCAGAACAAAGAGCGGATCAAGCAGCACATTGTTAGCATGTTTGATATAAGCTCAGAAATTGTGAAGATGCAGGGGGATTTTGCACAGGCGGCGGCCAATATCTTCTCTGTATTTGGAGGAGAGAACGGGCAGCAGGTAACGGCCAACATAATAGGGATTTTTGCCAATGCGGCTATGGGTGCAGCCGAGATCGGGGCTAAGCTGTACCGGGATATAACAGATATAATTACAAGGCCCTTTATAGATAATCAGGATAAATTTAAAACAGCCCTGGATGGCACCCTGGGAGTGCTGAGCGGCTTTTTGGGAAATATCAAGCAAGTGGTGGATGACACCTTCAGCAAGGCGAATGAGGTGTATGATCAGCATTTGGCTCCCATGTTCAGCTCACTGGCAGCAGGGCTCAGCAGCATAACCGGGAAATTACTGGATGCCTATAACTCATATATTCTCCCGGTACTGGAAGGCCTTCAGGCGAAGGTGAAGCCGCTGATTGATGAACACATACAGCCCGCAATCAATAAGGGCCTGGAACTGATCGGAAAGATAGCGGATGCAATAAAAGATATTTGGGAGCAGACGCTTCAGCCATTCATAGAGTGGTTTATTGCCACGGTGGCCCCGTACATAGCGGCGGCCCTGAATACAGTGGGCAGCATATTCTTGAAGGTGGCCGGAGTGGTTGCTGATGTGATCGGAAATATTTTTGACGCATTGGGCGGCCTGATCGATTTTATAGCCGGAGTGTTTACCGGTGACTGGCAGAGGGCATGGGAAGGGATTAAAACCTTTTTCTCTGCAATATGGGATGCCATAAAGAATATAGTGAGCGCTGTGTGGAGTGCGATCAAGGCCATTATTTCAACGGCCCTGGGAGTTATCTCTTCAGTTATCAGTGCGGTGCTGAATACAATCAAGACGATTTTTCAGACCATTTGGGAGGCGATCAAAACTCTCATAAATACAGTGTGGAATGCAATCAAAAGCATAATAAGCACCACGATCAATGCGATAAGCACGATCATAAGCACTGTACTGAATGCGATAAAAACAACCTTCAGCACGATTTTTGAGAGCATAAAGAACACGGTAACAACGATCTTCAATGCAATCAAGACCTTCATAACCACAACCATAAACACGATCAGCACCACGATCAGCACTGTGCTGAATAGTATCAAGACCACGTTTAGCACAATACTGGAAAGCATAAAAACAACCGTAAACACCATTTTCAATGCCATTAAGAGCACGATCACCACGATAATGGGAACGATTCAGAGCGGCATAAGCACGGCCCTGAGCAGTATCAAAACAACGTGGAGCAATATGTGGGAGAGCATGAAAACAACCGTGGTAAATATCTTCAATGGGATTTGGAGCTCTATAAAAGGGGTGATAAATTCCATAATTGGAGGAGTTGAGAAGATGGCCAACGGTGTGATCAACGGCATAAACGGAATGATCCGGGCGCTGAATAACCTGAGCTTTGATGTGCCGGATTGGGTGCCGGAGATAGGCGGGAAAACATTTGGCTTTAATATCTCCACAATAGGCAATATTTCAATACCAAGGCTTGCAAAGGGCGGTGTGGTAGACCAGGCCACTATTGCAATGATAGGAGAGGCCGGGCAGGAGGCGGTTGTGCCGCTTGAAAACAACACCGGATGGATGGATAAGGTGGCGGCCAGGATTGGGGAAATTATCTCAATGAATCTCCGGGCCATTATCGGAGAAATGGATGGCGGTGAGGAGTGGCAGACTATTCACACAACTGTACTGCTTGACAGCAAAACCCTGGTGGAGCAAACGGACAAATACAGACGGAGAAAAGGCTATCAGATGGCCAACGCATAAGGGAGGAGGGAGAAACACATGGCGGCAAAATATCACAATATTCTGATCGTGGGTGGAGTAACTCTCCCCGATCCTTCAGAAATGATTATCTCTGACTATGATATATCGGAGAGTGAGAGAAATGCCAACGGGAAAATGGTATCTCAGATCATAAGGGAGGATGTACATAAAATAGAGTGCAAGTGGTATGTGCTCAGGCCGGATGAATACATGGTGATAAGGCAGGCAATAAAGAAAAAGTTTGGCCTGAGCGTGAATTTCTTCATACCGGATCAGAATGCCGGAGGAAGTTTGGAAATGTATGCCGGTGATAGAAAAACACCCATTTACACCTATGAGGAAGGGAGGCCGGTATATAAAGATTTTACAGTAAATTTAATTGAAATGTAGGTGATGCAGTATGCAGTATGTAAGTACCGAGTATAAGGAGGCCATGAAGCAGGCGGCCCGGAATAAATCATATATGAGGATCAGCCTGGGCCTGATAAATCAGGCGGCCCAAACGGCGGCAGAGGTGCAGAATGTGGGCTATACCTATTTTTCCGATCTCATTAAGCCGCTGAGCACGGAAACAGTAAATAAAATATATGCAACCTATGAGAATGATTTTTCAAAGGTTGATCGCTCCATGTACTTCCTTCCCAGGAAGGGGCCGGGAAAGAGCTTTTATAATGCCGGCATGGTAACAGAGGCATTATGTGGCCAGGGGCAGCAGCCGGTGGTTGTGATCCGGTTCAACACGGCGGATCCGGTGGATATAAAAGGCCTCACCCTGGAATTGGGGGAGGCATACCCGGTGAAGCTGACAGTGGAAACGGATGAGGGCATTTTTAACTATGAGAACGATTCACCCACATTCAAGACAGAGGACACCTTCAACAACACCACATTTATGAAAATATATCCAACGGAAATGAAGAACGGGATCGCCCGGTTCCGGATCTTAAATATTGTATTTGGGATCGGTATCACGTTTGACAATGAGAAAATTGTGAGCGCTGAAATGAAGAGCCACATTTCTCCCATATCGGAGAGCCTGCCAAGCGTTGACTTTAATGTGACCATAGAAAACATGGATAAATATTATAATGTGGATAATGATGACAGCGCCATAAATTACATGGAAACGGGCCAGGAAATGGCCGTATATTATGGCTATACCCTGAATGATGGCAGTATTGAATGGGTAAAGGGAGGCACTCTCTTCATGCAGGAGTGGAGTGCCGATGATAAACTGGCAAAGTTTGGCGCTGTGGATATTTTTGAGTATATGAATGACGAATACAAAAGGGGAGAGTACCGGCCTGAAGGTATCTCCCTTTTTGATTTGGCGGTGGATGTGTTTGAGGATGCGGGAGTGCTCCCGGAGGGGTACTGGATCGATCCGTATCTGAAAAAGGTTATAGTATATAATCCGCTGCCCATGGTGAAACACAAGGAATGCCTTCAGCTCATTGCCAATGCCGGGAGAAGCGTGGTAATGCAAAACCGGGATGGAATTATCATGCTGAAATCTTCCTTTGAGCCTGAGAAGGAGGTGGCGGCAAACCAGGTGGCAGAGTATGGCAGTATAGAGTGCTTATTGAAAGAGCGGCCATATTCTGAATATGCAGCATTTGAAGAGAATTATTCCCAGGTGGGCGGGAAGCAGTATTTTATGCCCAGGGGGAAGAATTTCATGGAAGTGGGTTATGTGAGCGAATCCATAAGCAATGAGGAGGGATATTTTGAGGAGAACCCGGTGATCACCCTCACCATGGAAAGTGCATACACCTTTTACAATTTAACTCTGATTTTCGGCAGCATTCAGCCGGTGGACTTCATGATCACCACATTCAACGATGGGAAGCGCCTGAAGCGGTTCAAAAGTAAGAGTATAACGGAAAAAACCATAGTTTACTATGATTTTATAGACACCGACAAAATAGAGATCGAATTTACCAGGGCAAAGCCACACAACCGGATCCATTTGAAGCAGATTCTTTTTGGAAGTCAAACAGATTATAGGCTCACTTATGACGATCTAACGGCCACACCAAACGGCACCAAACTGGAAAAGGTGAAGGAGCTGAGGGTGATCCGGACAATCTACACAAGAGGCACGGAGCTGAAGGATCTCACAACGGAAGAAACCATATTGGCAGCAGGAGAAGCGAGGGAATTTGAAATAAATTTCGGTAATGCGGTGCATAACCTCTCAGCGGTGTGCATGATAAATGATACTCTTCAGGATTTTGGGGCCGTGGTGGCAGAAAGTAGCTCCTACTGGTGCAAGGTGAGGATCACAAAGCCGCCCGCAAAGGATACCAAGACGGTGATCACGGTGAGAGGGTATGAGTACAATATCACCACTTCTCAGGAAACCACAAAGCTGAATAACAGCGGGAGCGTTCAAACCTGGAATAATCCGCTTGTGAGCTCAGCAGAGGATGCCAAAAACCTGGTGGAGTGGGTTGGTGCCTACTATAAAGGCGGCAATCAGTATGAATTGAAGTACCGGGGCGATCCGATCCTGGATACCAACGATCTTGCATACCTGGAAAGCCGGTATGTGGAGGATTTAATGATCAGGCTTGAAGATGTAGGCCTGAACTTTTCCGGGGCCCTGAGCGGTACACTGGTGGCAAGGAGGCACATGTGAAATGGAATGGATAACACCAAAAACAGACTGGATGGCCAGGCAGGATGAAGCCGGGAACTATGCCGGGGATTATTTCAACACTGTGGACTTCAACCGGATCAAGAATAATATTGAATTTTTGGGGGCCATGGCTCACAAGTTTTGGCCGGTTTTCGTGAAATCAATGCCGGATCGGAAATATGAGGAATACCCTTTTGCCGATGAAATAAACATCCTGGCAGACAATTTGGAGGCGATCAATGCCTTTGTAAATTGTGAGATAGGCCAAAAAACGGTATACGAGGAGAATGGTGCATTTATTGGCTATGAAGATCTAAACCGGCTAGAATCGGCCTGCCTGAAGCTGTATGAGGCTATGTGGAACCTATACACAAAGCCAGTAAAGCTCCCTTTTCGTTTGGGGGATGTCTATTGGCCATTAAAAAATCCAAGGATACCAAAACCGAAAGAGCCGGAGCGGCTCAGGCTTCCCTTTGGATTGGGCACAAGGTTGGGCGGGGCATATTATCCATTTAAAGCCCCTTCAGCATATGAAGAGCATCAGGTGGTAACAGAAGTAAGGAGGATCCCCTTCAGATTGGGCGATCAGTATTTCCCGCTGAAGGATCCGGTGATACCACGGGAGGAAGAAAAAGAAATCAGAGAGAGGAGGTTGCCTTTAATTACGGGCCGTGAGTATTTCCCATTTGGGAATCCACGGGAACCGAAAAGAAAAAGAACGCTGCCCAGGAGATTGGGCGGCAATCATTTATTTAACGAATAGGAGGGCATTATGTCAGTATTAAAAACAGATTATGTGGATGACACAATCAACAAAGAACTTGCAGCAGATCGGCAGTTTGCAGAGGTGGAGAATGAGAACGGTACAAAGAGCTATAACGATGTAACACCGTACACCCAGGAGGGGGATGAATACGGTGCAAAGGAGATCAATTTTGAGAATAAGCACACCAATTATGCCATAGAAGCAGCAGATCGCACCTATGAGGGCCGGGATCTCACAATAGAATTTGCTGAGGAGATTGCCGGTTTTTCCGATCCGTGGCGGTGGATCAAAACCAGGCTTGCAGCCCACAATATTGATGGCCTGCATGTAGAGGACTACATACCCATTTATATGGGCAGTTATCTGATCAAAATGCAGATTGCAGGCATTAACACCTATACACGCACAACGGATCAAGAGGTAGGGTGGCATATTGATTGGATCTCAAAAGATTGTTACCCGGATACCGTACAATGGTTTACTTCCAATGATAACAATGGAACCTCAACGGATCCTTATCCCTATAACAAGTCAACCGTGAAGAGCTTCCTGGCCGGATTAGAGGCAAAACTCCCGGCAGAGGTGCGGGCAGTTATCAGCTCCAAGCGGTTCCTGTTAGAACAGAGATATTCTGCATCCGGAAAACTCACAGATTCAAACTCATGGGGGTGGCAGGATTTAGGGAAACTGTGGATCCCGTGTGAGTATGAAGTGTTTGGCTCCCTGATTTGGGCAACAAAACCATGGGGAGAAGGCCAGGCGGTGCAGTATCCGATCTTTGCGAATAGTTGGAAAAACCGGATCAAGGGGGCCGGTGACGGAGGAAGCCGGGCCACCTGGTGGCTGCTTTCCGTGTGTGCGGGCTATTCTACCCATGCCTGCAATGTCTACAACAGCGGCGGTGCCTACTACAACAGTTGCACCAACGCTCTGCGGGTGCCCGTCTGCTTCCGAATCACGGAATAATCATGGATCAATCCCGCCCCCTTCCCAGGGGCGGGGTACAATTTGCGAAAGCGAGGAAAGAGCATGAGTGTTTTGGCAAGGCTCAGAAGTGCCTCAAAATTGGATGTGTTGGATCTTGCTGAGGAAATCAGAGCGGAGGCCACAAAGTTGGTATGGAATACCAATGTGGTGCCAAAGGGGTGGCGGGATGTATTTACAAAGCCAATGTGTGCGCTGTGCCACAAGCTCCATACTCAGATCCGTGCAGCTAATAGAATATGGAGCACAACGGAGGAATTAGTGGAGGAGAGGAAGAAAAAGGCCCAGGAGGCCATTGACACCTTGCGGGATATTTATGATCTCATAAATTACCTGGCCACTACTTTGCCGGTGGATTGGAACCGGTTTGATCCGCTCCTGAATTTAATGCTGAAGGAAGAGGGGAAGCTGAAGAACTGGAAGGACAACACAAAAATAGTTAAAAGAAAATAAAGAAATACCGGTTATCCGCTGTATTTTTCGCACCGGGCCAACTGGTGGCTGCTTTCCGTGTGTGCGGGCAATTCTACCAATGCCTGCAATGTCAACAACAACGGCAATGCCAACAACAACAGTTGCACCAACGCTCTGCGGGTGCCCGTCTGATTCACTACCATAAACGATCCGACAAAGTACGCTGTAAAAAGCAGAAATCTGTATCAGGTAGAGGAAGGAGCGGATGACCGTCACCTTGAAAAAGGTGTAAATGACCTTGCCGCCACTCATGTGCTCAGGGAGGCGGCTTTGCTTGTTATGGGTGGGTGTACACTGCTTGCATGGTGCAAAAATCGGAAGGGAGCTGAAAAGAAGGTGCAGAGGTGCATTTCATACCCATACCATTATGCGGTTAGGGGCACAAATACCGTACAAGGAGGAGATGGGCACAATTTTATATGACAAGTGAAGAAAGAAGAGCGGGCAGAGCTCAGCGGAGGAGAGAGGCCAGGGAGGCACACCAGAGGGAGAGGCTATCCGAATATGATAATTTTGATCGGGTGGCAGATTATAACTCACTTTACCAGGCATACAAGGATGCCAGGAAGGGAGTGGGGTGGAAAGCCAGTGTGCAACGGTACAGATCCGAACTGAGCAAAAACCTTTGTAAAACCCATAATGCACTGATCAACGGTGAGGATGTCCGAAAAGGATTCATTGCCTTTGATTTGGTGGAGAGGGGAAAGCTGAGGCATATTCAGAGCGTGCATTTCTCTGAGCGTGTGCCTCAGAAGAGCCTCTCACAGAATGCGCTTATGCCGGTGCTCTCCAATAGTCTGATATATGACAACGGGGCATCCAGGAAGGGAATGGGAATCAGCCATGCCATTGACCGGATCACGCTTCATTTGCAGGAGCATTATGCAAAATATGGCAATGAGGGCTATATCCTGCAAATAGATCTGAAAGATTATTTTGCAAGTATCCCACATGACAAAATGAAGGAGCAGATCCGGAGCAAATTCACGGATCAGAGGATCATTCACCTCACGGAGCAATTTATTGATGCCTTTGCTGAGGACAAAATGAAGGAAATGGCACGTTTCAAAGAGGAGGCCATGGAGTACGGTGAAGAGTATGCCAGGGGCCTGGGATTAGGGAGTGAAATCTGCCAAATATGTGCCGTTTCCTATCCTGATAAAGTGGATCATTATGTGAAGGACGTAAAAGGGATCCGGGCATATGCCCGTTATATGGATGATTCATACATCATTCACTATGATAAGGAATACCTGAAGGAGCTACTGGAAGAGGTGCGGAAAATATATGAATCGTTGGGAATACGGCTCAACGATAAGAAAACCAAAATTGTGAAGCTCAGCAGAGGCTTCACATTCTTAAAAACACATTTCCTGCTCACGGATACCGGGAAGGTAGTGAAAAGAATATGCCGGGATTCTGTGACAAGGGAAAGAAGGAAGCTGAAGAAATTTGCCAAGCTGAATGCTGAGGGCCACATGAGCTATGAGCAGATCAGGGCGGCATATCAATCATGGCGGGGATTTGCCGGTAAAAAGGACACATACCACACTATCAGGAGAATGGATGCCCTTTTCAACCGGCTATTTATAGAAAATTGGGAGTACATCCCATATATCCCTAAAACAGTATAAGGAAGGAGAAAAACATGGAAGCAATGACAAGAGAACAGATTGAGGCAGAGATCAGAGGATTGGATCAGCTTATGAGGGCCAAGGACTACATAGGCACCAAGATCGCAATGGGCCGGGCCACGGTGGAGGAGTATGCCGAGGAAATCGCCGAATCTGAAAGAATGGCCGCCAGGAAGAATGAGCTCAATGCCATGCTGAAGGAAATGGATGAAGCTGAAGCGGAATAATTTCAGGTGCTCTCATAGGGCCCTGGGATATTGCAGGAGGACACTGGAAGAGTGCAGCCGGGAGTGCAAAGAATATGGAAATTGTGGGGAATGTAAAAGCTATTACATACCATACAGCCAAGAGCCATGCTCCCGGTGTGCTTTCTGCAAAGTGCAGGGGCCGGAAAATGAAGAGGAAGGAGAGGAGCAAGAGTGAGCATAGGAGAAATAGTGGCGGCTATTTCAGGCGGGGCCCTCTTCCTGGGAACCTTCATAGAGGTGTCCAAGATCAAGATCAATCCATGGAGCAGCCTTTTTGGGTGGATCGGCAACAAAATGATGGCCAGTGTGAAGGAAGAAATGAAGGAACTAAGGAAGGAGCAGGAGGAAATTGCCAAAAGGCAGGAAGAGCTTGCAATACAAAGGGCGATAGATGCCGCCGACAATATCAAAGCAGAGATTTTCAATTTTTACAACGAATGCCAAAGAGGACAGAGGCACTCTGAGGGTGAATTTAATTATATCATACAGCAGAATGAGAAATATGAGGAGCTGCTGAAGGTGACGAATGATCCCAACGGTGTATATGAAGCAGAATATGAGTATATTCTGAAGATTTACCATAAGTGCCAGGAAGAAAAGGATTTTTATGTGGGAGGTGAGCCGGGTGAGGCTAAGCAGGGAAGAGCTCAGGGAGCATGAGCGGAAGCTGAGAAGGATTGAGATCCAGGGAGAGCGGAAGCTATTGGAGGAAGAGCTGAAACAGAAGCGGGAGGAATACTGGCCGAAAAGGAAGCCGCCGAGCGCTTCCAAGGTGGCCCTGGCTTATATCTTCCTATCATGTACGGCGGTACAGCTTTACTCTATGGCCGCAATGTGGCACTTTGCGGATCTCTCAGCGCTGTATAGCCTGATCGGGGCCACGGTAGGAGAGGCGATCTCATACTGTGCTTATGCGGCAAAAGCAACCAAGGAAAACACGGAGGGCGGCATTGTGCATGATATGGCAATGAGAGGCCCTGAAACATGCTCAGAGAGCCAGGAAGGGCCCTCTGAGGCGGCAAAAGGATAAGGAGGCATATTTCTATGGATAGTATTTTATTAAAGGTTATTGAGCTTGTGGTGATTATTGCAGTAACACTCATTATGAGGTACGGGATCCCGCTGCTCAAAACGTGGGCAGAGGAAATGAAGCTCACCGGAGTTATGAAGTGGGTGGCCAAGGCCGTGGAAGCGGCAGAGCAGACGAATAAGAAGGCAGGATCCGGCGCTGAGAAAAAGGCCATTGTTACGGAATTTTTGAAAGAGATTCTCACGGCCAAAAATATTTCTATTTCCGATGCTCAGCTTGAAACGCTGATAGAGGCGGCTGTGTTTGCTATGAATAACAGTAAGGAGGGCTAAAAGTGTGGAAGGTGCTGCTCATTGCTTATGTGGCTGTGGCTGTAATATTGGCCATGGCCTTATTATATCTGTTTTGCAGCTCATGGAATGAGCTGAGTGAGGAAGAGAAATACATGGAATACCCGGAAGGAGCAGGAGAAGGCTTGATCGCCATCTGCTCCTTTTTCGCTATTTCCTTATTGGCGGCGGTGCTGTGGCCGTTTCTCCCCCTGGTGCTGATCGGGGTGTGGGCATATGGGAAGATAGCGGAGAAATGCCCGGATTTATGCAAAATGGGAGAGGAGGAAGAGGATGAACCTGAAGGAGATTGCTGAGAAGGCGGCACCGATCATTTTTTCCCATGAAGGGGATTATGGATCGGTAAATAAGAACGATAACGGGGCCTTGTCGGTTGGGAGAGTACAGTGGCATGGCAGCAGGGCCCTGAGCCTTATGAAGGAGATTTGTGAGGCCCTGGGAGCCCAAAAAGGCAAGGAAATATTGGGGGCGGCCCTTTATGCGGAAATTACGGCAAAGGGCACCTCATGGGGCAGCAGGAAGGCCACAGAGGAAGAGGCGGGCCGGTTATCTGCTGCCCTCAGCACCACGGAAGGGAAGCGGGCCCAGGATGCGCTTGCCTTAAAAGATATTACCGGATACTGTACCCATATTCAGAATTTAGGAGTAACAGATCCGGCAGCTATTATTTTCATGGCCGATATTGAGAACCAGGGCGGGGCCGGTGCCTCTGCCCGGATTATCAAGGCGGCCAGTGGAAAGACGTTGGATGCGCTTTATGCTTCAGCGAAAAGTGACAAAGTTTTCAGTAAGTATATGGCCCGGAGGGATGCGGTATATGCAGCAGTAAAGGGCTATGAGGAAAGGAGTGATCAGATGGCTGTATTGATTGGCCATGCAAGTATTGACGAAAACGGAACAATTCAGGGGAAAACACCGGGGGATCAGACCACAAAAGAGATCTGTATCCGGGAATGGTACAGTAAGCCGTGGAATGTTTACCTGGAATGCCTGGATGATACCCTGGCAGACAAAGCCGCCGCAATCATGGAGGAGATATGCAAAAATGATAATTATGGCTATTCTCAGCCTAACAGATGGGCGGGCTATAATGCGATCATTAACAATGGCCGGAAGGTGGCCGGAGGCAAGGGGGATTTTGATTGCAGCTCCCTGGTGCTTGCATGTTACATATTGGCAGGCCTGAGCATTGCCGCCAGTGGCTACACCGGTAATATGAAAAGCATTCTCCTGGCAACCGGCAAATTTAAGGCATACACGGATGCTGCCCACACCGGATCCAGTGCATACGCAAAGAGGGGCGGCATTTACCTGAAGGAAAGCTCTCATGTAGTTATGGCATTGAGTAAAGGCTCAAAGGCCTCAGGAACGGCTTCAGGAGCCTCTCAGAGCACAGCAACGGCCTCAGGCAATAAAAACTATGTAGGCAAGGGAATAGGCAGCGCAACGGCCAAGAGCAATATGAATGTGAGAACCGGCAGCAGTACCGCATCCGGATCCATTGGAGGAGTGACCAAGGGAGCCTCTGTGGAGGTATTGGAGATCCTGGCCAACGGTTGGTATAAAATCGTGTGGCCGGGCGCTTCATGTGGGTATGCCTACACAAGCAATGCAGGCGGCCAATATTATACCTATGTGGCCAACGGGGCCACGGCGGGCAATGCTTCCCTGAAGCCGGTGGGGGCAAAGAGTTTTGCCAAGGGAATTGCCGGAGCCTATAAGACCACAACCAACTTGAACATGAGAACCCATCCGGGAGTGCTGAAGAGTGAGAATATTATCACGGAGATCCCCAAAGGGGCAACGGTGCGGAACTATGGTTACTATACCATGGTGGAAGGTGTGAAATGGCTTTATATTGCCTATGACGGTAAAGAAGGCTTTTCCAGTAGTGAATATTTAAAGAAATCATAAGGAGGGAAACACAATGGCAGAAACAAAAAGCACGAAGGAGGCCCCGATCCGGGTGATTGCGGGCACGTTTCCGGCAGCATGTGGAGATTATGCAAAAAAGCTGAAGGAGCGCCTGGAAGCGGCAGAAATGAAGGATTTTAAGGTGGAACCGGCCAAAGATATGCCCGGTTATATCATGGTATCTGCTGAGCGTGGCAGCAGGGAAGAGGCAAAGCAGCTCATTGAGCAGGCGGCGGCCAAAAAGATCCGGCTGTCAATGTAAAGGGAAAGAGGAGGGCCTGCCCGGCTCTCCTCTGTTTTCTCTTTTTCATTCTGAGGGGTGACACCGTTTTTCATAAGAGAAAGTTTATGACCAGCTATGGGCAGGAAGTGACGATTGATCTGGGAGATTACGGCTGGTGGATGGATGTGGGGCAGGAAACCGAAGAACTGATTGGTCTGCTGGAAAAGGGCGAGGGCGGAGAGCGGACGCCCGTCTACAGACAGACGGCGGCTTCCTACGAGTCGCCCGACTACGGGGATTCCTATGTGGAAATTAATCTGACGGCGCAGCATCTGTTTCTGTACCAGGACGGAGAATGTGTTCTGGAAACAGACTTTGTATCGGGCAATCCGAGCAGAGGAAACGCCACGCCGCCGGGGATTTACGGGATCACTTACAAGGAGAGGAACGCCACGTTAAACGGGGAGACTTACAGCACGCCGGTTAACTTCTGGATGCCTTTTAACAATAATGTGGGAATGCATGACGCGACGTGGAGAAGCGAGTTTGGCAGGAATATCTACATGACAAACGGTTCCCACGGCTGTGTCAATCTGCCCTATGCGATGGCACAGGAAATTTATGGCTATGTGGAGAAGAACACCCCTGTGATCTGTTACTATCTGCCGGGAACGGAGCCGGAGCCGCTGCCGGAGATTCCCGTGGAACCGGAGCCGGGGCTGCCGCAGGAGGGAACGCAGCCTGTGCCGGGGGCGGGACAGCAGGAAGGAACGTCGGCCGTGCCGGAGACAGCTCCTTCGCCCGAAGCGGTTCCCCAGCCGGAGCCAGCGGAGTAG